AATTGTCGGTGTATCTCTATGTCCGTTCCTGGGATTTGGTTCGTTACAAAAGGTGTGAATCCTGTTTTTACTTCTTTGGTTCCTGTAGCAAAGTCATTTCCGCTGTCCGTTATTTTGTGACGACCGTATACTCTACCTGTGGATTCCTGTATAGTGTGGTTTACAATGTCACGGCCTTCGTCCATTGTAAAAATGTATTCTGAACCTTGCAGGTCTGTCGTAGGTTGTAAAACTAAATCTTTTTTGTGGTCTACTTTGTTGGTCCAGTCTTTTTCTGTTCCTGCTTCTAGGTATGATGCTATCGGCTCTATCGTTAGCTTTCCTGGTATCGTAGAATCGGGTAGGATAATTAAATTGTACGCTTTCTGTAGGTAGCTTAGAAAATCTATGCATCTTACATCGGGCATGTTTGTCTCTATAGCTACTAGGTAGTTATCGGCTGGTTCGTATCCTGTCCACTCCCAGCTGGTAGCGTCTGTTCCTAGGTCTGTTCCTGTAATCGTAACCACCGCCGTCTGTCCTGATGCCGGTATCGGCCATGCCATTACTTCATAGTAATCTCCTTGTGCTGCGTTCAACCAGTAGACGCCGGAAGTATAGGTATAGTCTGTTCCTGATACTACGTCACCGAAGGTTGTAATTGTACTATGTATAGCTCCGTTTTTGTAAACGAAAAAATAAACAAGCGATAAAGGACCATTGACCGTAAATCTCAAATTATAATTAAATTGGTACCTTCCTTCTCCTGGTGCTGTGAATCGGTTAGAAGAAAAATTACCGCCGTTATCGTATGCTGGACTCGTTTCGTTAAAAGTTAGGACTTGTTGACCAGCTAGCGCTAGGGTCTGTCCTAGGGTCCTCACGTGAAAATTGGACGCCGATAGCGGAGCTGGTGTCACTTGAATTCCACCGGCATTCGCTTCAAAGTAGACGTCATCCATAGCGCTCGATGCTAGCCATGTGGAGGTGTACTCGTATCCTGCTTCGTCCATTATGAATTCCACCAAATCTCGGAGCCTCAAAAAGGGCGTAAAAAATGCCGGGTATATTGGGTCTACAGAACTCCATTGAGTGCCTCCACCGCTAAAGCTCCAGACCTGTCCTCTGTCTACAAATCCGTAGATAATTTTACCGGAAGACAAAAGACCGGACCATGAATTATTTATAGCGGTATAGTTTATTGTGTGGTCTAGGCCGTATGTGATGTCTCCTAGTTTTTTGTCTGCTAGGGTCCTGGATAAGTTTAGCGTTTCACCAAATACCACAAGTTCAACATCGACGTGTCTGTCTTTGCTGGTTATTACTCGCTTGATTTGCGCTGAGCCTCGTAGCAATGGGACCCCTCCTTTGGATAGTTCTGCAATGATTTTCTTTTTGAAACTAAACCGACCGGCTATCTGATTGTTTCCGTCGATGAAAACCTCCGGGTTATCTACGCTGTCAAAAAATAGCTTATTGTTTCCTGTTAGCGGAACACGGAAAGTGTGAGCAAAGTCTCCGACCGTGGTGTTTACGTTTTGAACGTTTGTGAATTGGTAGGTCAAATTTACAGGCTCGTTTTTATACAGCTCTATATCGTGCTGGTCTCCTGCGTAGTCTGTTAGTACAAGTCTTAGCATCTGATGTTTTGTGCTTGTGTGACCTGCAATGATGCACGGAATAGTTGAGTGCTATTATCTTGTGCTATGCTTATCGACCCGGTCTTTATATTTCCTGGCAACCAGTCTCCTGTTCCTACTCTGAACATCACAATTTTCGACCGCATCGCGTATTCTAGGAGCTGTGTTTCCTTTAGTGTGAATCCTAAATTCTCGAGGTTATATTCGTTTGTAGCGTCTACTTGAAATGGTGTAGTCTGTCTCGCGTGATTTGTAAAAGTAAAAGCGGCAGCGCTCGCGTAGTCTCCGACGGCCTTTATGTATTCTTTTCTTCTTACATTAATTTTCTTATTGGACCTATTGTCAAATCTCAAATAGTCCCAGCCTCCACGAGTGTTGGCCCATGCTAGTTGTATTGGCTTGTGGCATGGTCTGGTGTCTTTGTCGACTCTAAACCTTGCGGCTACCTTAGAAGTTCCGTTCTGTATTCTTATAAAATAGTGGCCCCAGCTAGGGTACGTGCTCCAGTCGAAATTCCATGCCTGTGGTGCGCTCACGGTCGCAGGACCTAGGCATGCGTATATTTCTTTTTTAGTGTAGTCTGTTCCTTCTGGGTCTACTCCTGAGAAAGTCTCTATATTTCTGGATGTGAAGGTTCCAATAATCACATTTGTTGTGCTCCGTATTTCTAGGTCTATGTAGTATTCTGTGTTTGTACCTCCAAAAGTAAATTTATTTTGGTCCCATAAAAAAGCAACCACCGCTTGGTCCTGCTCTGAGGCGTACATTTGTAGCTCGTTTCCTGCGGTCCCATCTGGGGTCCTGTCTGATAGCCATGTTTTTTTGAATCCTGTACCGGTGTCTACCTGCGTAGCCATATAATCTGCGTATGATGGTGCGAATCCGTCACTGATTTGGTTGTAAGCGTCGGTCACTACTATAGTTTTGGTGGCGTCTACGCTTCCTTCGGTACCTGTATATTCTGCAATCTCTACGGTGTATATTCTGGTTGCTGCTCCTGCTCCTGGTGTCACGAATTCTGTACTTGCGTGTATCGCTAGTGTAGGTTCTTGACCGCTAGTGTCATCAACCGCAATCCGTCCGTTTATTACTTGTGCTAGGTCAAATTGTGCACCGTCGTTTTGGTTTGGTGTCATATAGAATTTCGCTACTTGCGTACCGTCCTCTTTAATAATTATCACAAACTTGAATCCGGCGGTAATCGCAATGCTTCGCGTGATTGTATAAACCAGCGGCTGTCCTGCTGGAGCGTATGTGTCATCGTAGGGTACGGCTGTAAATTGTGCGGCCATTATTTTGTTTTTATTTCTACTCCTAGTTTCGTTAATTCTTTGTTCAGCTCGATGGTGATGTCTTTATCTAGGGCGTCTGTTAATTGCTTTTCAAATTTCTTATAATAAATCGGCACCATTCTGTCCCACCATCGTAGACCGTAGATTCCACGTTCCTTTATGGACCGTCCTATCATATAGGCTGCTGATTGTAGCGCTCCTTTCGTCTGTTTTATAAACGCACCACCTTTACCTCTTAATCGTACCGGCTTCGCTTTTAGCCAGCGCATTATTGCGTCTGGTGGTGGCTGCTTATTTCCGTATGCGAATTTCTGCACAGGTGTACCTGGTGGTATTCCTGTGGTGTCTGCTCCCTGGTTTAGTTTGGAACCTTTGACGCCGTAGTAAATGTACGGAGCGTAGTCTGCGGCGGCTCCCTTAACTGAAAAGGTCGCACCTATACCCTTTCCAGATTCCTTAATGGTAACGGTTAGGGATTTGCGAAGGCTGGCAGACCGTGTCGCTCCGTAGCTTTTATTCTTACCTATCTTTCTAGTACCTATTTCGCGCATTGAGGCGTTACTTGCCTGCTCAGCAAATTTAGCAAATACGGCTTTATAGGTCGTTAGTTTCATTTCCTTCTGCGGTCTCCTGTGATTGCGGTTATTAAAAGGTCTAAGTAACCGAACACTTTATTATCGGTTTCCGTTGGTGTCAAGTTGACGACTACTTTTGCTGCGGCTAATGCGCCGATTAATAATGCAGCCCAGTTTTGTAAAATAAAATCTATCATGGTGTTTTGTTTTGTGTTATTTATTTTCTATTTTTTCCAACCTAATTTCTAGGTCGTCTATAATTTTGAATACTCTTTTCCATAGCTCTGTTTGTACGGAGCTGTACTGGTCTATCTCTTCGTCTTCTGTTATTTTGTGGTGTGACATTTATGCTGGTTGTGTTATTTTGTGTAGAGCGCTGTTTATCGTTATGCTTCCGGTGGTGTTTGTTACGTATGATAGTCTCTGATAGAAATAGCTAGCTTCGCTTATCGGTGCTTTACCGCTTAGGTCTATGTTTACTGTTCCTGCTTCTGCGAATATTTCCGTATGTCCTATGCCTGATGATGCTCCAGTTTCTGTTTTGCCGATTGCAACTATTCCTGGTCCGTCTGCTACAATTGTAACGTTGTATGTCATCGCTACTTCTGCACCTGAATTTAAACCGCTGTATTCTAGCCTATCTAATAAACCGCTAATTATAAAACATGAGGAATTTCGCAGGATATAGTTTGTCGTTGTTAGGTCTCCTATACTTTTTTGTCTTATGTTTCCTGTTATGTCTAGTGTCGTTGTGTGACCTCCTGTATATTCTAGCACAGAAATGGAGCCAGAAGTAGTCGGCATTGCGGTTCCTGCTGGTGTGACTCCTGAGAAGGGTGCGTTGCAGCTGCTGCTGTCATAAGGTACGCTTATGCCTATGCTTAGTAGGACTCCTGCTAGTGAATTCGTGCCTGTTCTTTCTAGGGGTTGGGTGCTGCTGTTGTTTAGCTCGTATCTGTATGTTTGCCAGTCGAAAATTCGACCGCCTATTGTTATGTCTGCGAGGATATCTTCTGCGACCATTTCGCTGTCCGTGACGCTGTTCGCTTGTTGTGCTCCCTGGGCAGTAGCGTCTGTAGGTGGACCGTCTAAAATATAAACCTCTAGATTGTAGGTCTTTACTCCTTCGCTGTAGTCTGCTCCTAGGTAGCTCAAGTGTAGCAGGGGGTATGTCTCTAGCTTCTCTAGGTCTAGCTCATCTGGTGTACCGTGTGTAAATGTTTTCAGAAAGAAATGAGATTCTGTGAAAAGCTCAAAACCTGCGACGATATTATTGTAGGTAATCATTTATTGTTTTCTTTTCTTTCGTGTGTTAGGTCCTTCAAATAGCAAAGGTGCATGAAGACGGCCTCTATCGGTTTGTTTGTGATTTCGTCAATCTGTAAAATCTGTTCATTAGCCAGCTGTACCAGGACGTGGTACCAGCCCCATTTCTCGGCGAGCTTGGATGATGCTCCTCCTTCTGTGAAGAGTGGACTGTATTCTGTTGTGCATTCATTGCGGTACTCCAAAAAAAAAGCAGCGCACCGCTTACTATGTCTGCTGGCATCTTTTCGAATGCTTCTATATTCTCCTTTGTGGTATAGGATTCTATGTCGTATCTGTTTCCTGTTTGGTAGGTTAGGGGTCTGTATAGAATGCTCATTATTTTCGGGGCGTTTTGCCAGAAGTCTTTTAACAGGTTTTCTAGGTCTATCCATTCTCCTGTGGTCATCGCTTTCCAATCTGGGATAATACCGTATTTCTTTCCTGCTAACTCTATGATGGGTTCGTATCTAGGTTCTTCGTTTTCTAATAAAAACTTGACGTGTTTCTTTGCTGCTGTCAAAAGTACCGCAGGCGCTTTTCGTAGTTGCTTCTGCTCTAATCCGCTGAGCGCAGCCACCTGTTTGTTTAGGTCCTCTGTCATCATCGCTTCTCTAAACTCTGACAAGTGGACGTCTTTCCATTTTTCTGGTATTTCTATCTTCATTCTATGTATTAACTAATTGTTTGTGTTTTGGTTTCCTAGCCTATTGCGTAGCTTCTATAGTTGGGGTTCGTCTGGTTCCAGGTTGCTGCATACCTGGCTGCGTCTATCGCGTGGTCCCAGCCTGATTTGGGTTCGTTTATTTGCCGTCCGTTTTTATCTTCTTTCCATTGATAATTCCTTAACTCCTTAATTATGTCTTTGCTCCTGGAGGTAACTTTTAGGGGCCTGCTTCGAAGGTAGTCTATGCCTGCTCTGATACTATCACGGCCTTTCCTGCATGGGTGTATATTGAAACCGTGACCGTGGATTTCGTCTATGGATTTTGGTTCTGCGTTATCTGCAATTATTAGGTCTCCTCGTTGAATTCCTGCGTGTGTCATTGCTTCGCTGATTCTGTTGTTCGTTAGTCCGGTTGCGTATAGTACCTGGTCCAGGGCGATTCCTTCTCCGTCTGTATAAACTGCGACGATTGCGCTTGGGTCGTTTGTGTATCCGAAATCTAGACCGTATGCAAGCAGTTTCCAACCGTCCGGGATTTGGTCTACCTC